ATTCTTAGACGGCGTTTCCCCCGTATCTGATTTGTGCTTAACTGCACCCTCACTTTTGAATTGAATGCCCGAAAATGGGATGTATTCAACGCATGCGTACCATATTAGTGTAGGTTTGATATGGTCATTGATTAAATCCTGATAATAAGCATCTAATGAACCAATTGTGTTATTAGTAATCTTCAATTGTAGGTATTCAAACAACACAGTACCCAATAGATTAAGCATGTACTTATCTTGCGCAGTACGAACGAATGGTAGTAACCTATCAGCATCAATTGCACCCTGTAAAGGTGAATTTTTGATAATATCGTTTCTTGTTATAAAAAGTGCGTAGCTCATTGTTAGTTTTGTTTAAATATTTCAAATTCTTTTGTGAAGTTTGGATTACTTTGTTGTATAACTACATCGTTTACACTAGTATCTTCAGTAGTTGCAGGGTTTTCACCTTGCTCATTGATATCATCTTCAACTTCGTTAATAGTTTGTCCAGTTTCATCAGCAGTTTCTGAAAGAATCGCTAATGGAGTTAATTGTTCAAAGTATAATTCAGTATTATCATAACCCGATTTCTCAAACATATCATTAAATGCGTTTATCACTAAATTTTGAAATGGATTGATTGTCATTGTTTGCATAATAGAGAATGCAGTTTTCATTTCCTCTGATTGAGAACTAAATCCATTAGTTTGTGTACGAATACCAAATAATAATGGAGATGTAATTCTATGTCCTACTAATATTCTATCTTGCGCATATTCTGCTACATATTTGTATTTTTCATGCAAATTATCAGTAGTAATTGTTTCAATTGTTGGTTTTGATTCAACGTTATCGTTAAATGATATCATAAATCTACCAGCATTACGAGTTCCTGTGAATTTATTTTCTATTAAACTTTCAATTGTTTGTCTTTCTTCAGGTGCCGGTACTCCACTATTCATATTAATCATTACTAATGGTAAGAAACCATTCTCAATGTTGTTCATATGTAGGTTAGATAACTCAGCTTCTACGAAAGAAAATTGTAATGCACTCATCCAATCAGGTAAACTATAATAGTATTTACCAGGTGTGTAGTTTTTAACATAAAGTAATTCCATCTTTTCATTAGATGTACCAAATGCAGGTATGATTTTCTTATGCTTTTGTGCTCTTTGGTCGTTCCAATCAGTACAATAGTAGTAATTTTGCACCTTTGGGTTATCATATATCTTCTCTGCACGAATTGTTTGAACAGGAATATGATACACTTTGATAACTTTAGTGTGTGAATCATCCCAATATACTTGAAATGATGCGTTACCATATAATTTTAAATCAAAAACACCTCTTTTAAGTTCTTCCTGTGGTAATATTGTATCTAACACCGTTTGGAATGCAGTATCTTTAGAATACAACCCCTTTCCAAATATTAAATCAGATATACCCTCAATACAAGCTGCATTAGTTGTTGATGTAGTAAAACTATCAGTTATGTTTTGGAAGAAATCATCAGGTCCTATTATACCAACAGGCACCCATGTATATCTTGTTTTTGTATCCTCTCTTACGATTGGTATTTCTTGTTGTGTTAAATTCACAACGGAAAAGTTTTGTTTTCCTTTCATATTATTCCATTATTATATATTCGTTATCAGTTATGTTACTCACATACACTTCTTCAACACCTAATTGGTTTACATAAGAATCTTTTATTATTGATTGTGATGCAAATACCTCAATACTACCATGCCATATAGATGATGTACCATCGTTTATATATGCTCTATATTGTTCACCCACAATTGCAGATGATATAGATGCTGTCCAATTTAGGATACCCTCATATGGTTGATATGTGTAAGGTCTAGTTGATGCACTAACCGAAGATGATGTATTCACTAATGTGTACATATCTTGCAATTGTAATACAAGGTTAGAAGAACCCGTTGGGGATACTCTCATTGAGTAATTGTTGCTTCCTGATATATAGTATGCTAACATTAAGTTGTATTTACGTTTGTTTATCTATACATTTAACAAACTTATCTCATATTATAGTGATAAGCACAAAAAAAAGGGATAGTTTTACCTATCCCTTCTAATATTTTAAGCGAAATACTGATTAGTTAGTTCCTGCTACTACTGTTGGAGGGTTTGATACTCCAGCAAATGGGTTAGCAAAAGTAGAACCAGAAATAAACGATGCAGGGAATTTCTCCATACCTGTGAACGTTAATGAATAACCATAAAGGTCACCCAATGCTGCTCCAGTTTGTAAAGTTCCTGCAGTTAAATCTGCTCCTTCTTGTTGTCCTATCAATAAACAATCACCATTAATTGTAGCTACGAATATTTGTGGACGTCCGTAAGCAGCAAGTTTAAGTTGAGTTGTCATTTCAGGCGTAAGTTTCTTAAGATTTAAAACTAATTCTTGTTGAAAGAATGTAGTTCCGTTTTCTCTAGAAGTATTTACAGTTTCAGTATATGCGCTAGTTCCTTTAAGTTCGTATTTGTAAGCAGTAAGACCCGCTGGTAATGTGGTGATTAAATCATCACTATCACCATCAGTTAAATTAGCTAATGAACCAGTATAGTTTACAAAATAAACTGCTGCCAATCCACCTACCGATTCTTTACATACTTCGTTACGTCCTGCTGATAAGTTACAAGCCATAGTATTTAATTTTTAATTTTAGTTTCATTTTTTAATTTGAGTAAAGGGAGATATAGTTTTTACTTTAATCTCCCTATTACTTACTCAATTAATAATTTTTGTAGATAGCGATGTCAGAACCGATACCGTATTGTGTTCCTGCAGTATATCTCATGATAATTCTGAAGTTTTGAGAACCATCTAGGTCTTCCATATCTAACACTTTTACAAGGTTGTAATCACTCATCAAACCTGTTCCGAAGAATAAGTTAGATTTTTGTGCAGCAACCATAGCAGAAGATGCTAAACCTGGACACCATGCTAATTCAACTCCATTGAAGTTCAATGGTTTTTCACCTACGTTCATTTGGTTGTTATATCCGTTCGCACCTTGCGCACCACCAGCTAATGCTTGTTGGTATGCTTTAGCTACGTTAGTTGGGATGTAAATTAATACATCTTCTTTACCATAGATAGTTTGAGGAATTGCATCAACTAAAGAATTTAATCTAGCTAATACGTTTGATGAATCAACTGAACCAGAAAGTGATGCAGTGATAGGAGCGTTTACTCCACCTGCTACTACTGATGATGATAATGCGTTGTAGATACCACCGAATTGTCCGTTAGTAGCAGCAACACCTTGCCAAATTGATTGTTCAGTTGCTTCAGCGACCTTTCCCCCGATGTAAGACACCAAGAAATCATTTATGCTCGCCGGGATAGTGTCAAAGGCACTATATCCTAGTTGTAAACTTTCCCATGAATTTAAAAATTCAGCTTTACATAATTGTAAGTTTACTTGCAATTCTTTTGGAGTGATTACTCTTTCAGAAAGAGCAACAGTACCAGAAGTTGCGAAATCACAAGATGAATCAGTTATAATACTATTCACGTCAATCTTTTGGATTACTGATTTGTACTTAACATTCGGCATGATAGTGATGTAATTTTTATCTAGCGTAGTTGCAGATAAAAGGGCGCTCGCGATATATTTTCCCGCAAACTCCCCCGCGTACGTACTTGTTACAGTAGGTTGTACGAAGTTTTGATTTTTTCTCATTTTTTAATAAGTTTTTTTGTTAATTATTTATATAATTTAGATAAGAAAGTATTTTGCGGTGAAGCAGGTACTTTTCTACTAAATTTATTTTTTGTTGGTTTTGCTAAAGGGTTCTCATCAATTGGAGCACCATCTAACTTTGGAAGTTCTTCTTCCTCATCTGACATTTGAACATCTTCCTCTTTTTTAGGATACATTCCATCCTGCATAGATTGAATTTTCTTTTCCATCTCCTCGATACGGTATTGTAATTTTTCCATTACTTTACCCATATCTTCAGCGATAGGTTCAGCAGTTTCATCTACCTCATCAGTAGATTCACCAATATCTTCACCTGCGATACTTTCAGCATATACTGATTTCTCTTTAGGTACTTTAGTTTGAGGTAATTCTTCAACTGGTACTTCTTCTGATTTTGCATCCATTGGAGCAGCATCAGCATCTACTACACTAACGATGTTACCTTCTTTAGTAGTTACTTTGATTCTATCTTCATTACCTTCTGAATCTTTAACAACAATTTCATGGTCTCCATCAGGAGCTGCTGTTTTAGTACCATCTTCTGATACTATTGATACCTCATCACCTACAATAAAGTTAGGTGATTCTAAAATCGTTCCATCAGCAGTTTTAGCTGATGCAAATACAACTTCCTCCTTTGATAAAGAAAGAGTTGCTATGATTTTGTTTAATACTTGTTTTGCGTTCATATTTGTGTATTTGATTATTTAACAACTATTAAGTTGTTTGTAGTTATTTTTTAAGGAAACATTGTTGTTGAGGTAGTACTACTTGGTGGTATATACATCGTTGTAGATGTTGTTGTACCTGGGTCGTAAGTAGTTGATGTTGTACTGCTAGGAGGTATGTACATCGTTGTAGATGTAGTACTGCTAGGTGGTATATACATTGTAGTACTGCTAGTTGTAGTTGTACCTGGGTCGTATGTTGTAGAAGTAGTACTGCTAGGAGGTATGTACATCGTAGTAGTAGTTGTTCCAGCATTAGTAGTACTTGTTGTACTGCTAGGTGGGATATACATCGTAGTTGTTGATGTTGTTCCACCGGTAGTAGTTGAAGTACTGCTAGTTGAAGTTGATGTAGAAGTTGTTGTAGTTGCTGCTAAACATCCACTGCAATCAGCGTAATAAGTTCCTGATTGTACTAATGAGCCACCAAATTCTGGTCCATTTTCACTAATTATAGCCCAACATCTAGAACCATCGTATTGAGTTACAGGTGGGAATGCTGATGTCATTAATTTATATGCAGGTCCTCCAGTCGCTAATGTACCATATATACTAACATAGTAATCAGTTACAGTTCCACACTCTCTTACCGTATAATATTTTAATACAGGTGCAGTTGTTGTAGTTGTTCCTGCAGTTGTAGTTGAAGTTGATGTTGAAGTACTACTAGTAGTTGTAGTTGGCATCGTTGTAGATGTTGTACTGCTAGTTGAAGTAGATGTTGATGTACTTGTTGTAGTAGTACATAATGTTCCACATATACTATTTTGAGCAGTTGTGTTATCTAAATTAATTGTGTAAGAAGGTCCAGCTACTAAAGTAGTTGGTGAGTAGATATATCCATCAGTATTTTTATAATATACTGAACTTCCTCCAGTTAATGGAGTTGAACTTCTACCTATTATTGCTCCACCTATATACTGACATGTTCCACCACTACATGTATAATATAATAAATCGTAGTAGTAATATCCTGCGCTAGTTGTTGAAGTAGTAGTTGTTATTGGCATCGTTGTAGATGTTGTACTTGTACTAGTTGAAGTAGTAGTTGTTGTAGGTATAGTAGATGTTGTACTTGTACTTGTTGAAGTAGAAGTAGTTGAAGTACTTGTTGTAGTTGTACCTACACAAGCTGCACAATCAAAAAACGGAGTTCCCCATGTTCCAGCAGCAAATACTGAACCTGTTGATAATCCTAAATAATTCCAACAATCAACACCATTGAATATAGCAGGTTGTGCTACTGAACTTATTTTATATGCTGAACCTATTGTTGGTGTAGGAGCATCACTCTTTTCCATTGTATATATTGTTCCACCAGTACATAATTGAACTTGATACTTTCCAGCTGCAGCAGTTGTTGTTGAAGTAGAAGTAGAAGTAGAAGTTGTTGTAGTTGGCATTGTTGTAGATGTAGTGCTAGTACTAGTTGAAGTAGTAGTTGTATTACATGTATCTAATTGACACCATCCTGTAGGTCCAAAGAACCATAAGTGAGAACCTGATACTGCTATATCACCTATACTACCTGTTGGTAATGGGTTTGATTGAGCAATATTTAATAATGCGTTGATTGATACGCTACCTGTTATTTGTGTAGAGCCAGATATGTTTAATCCTTTATCTGCTTTAATACCTACTGTATAATCTTGATAGTAGTTATTAACATTTACATAAGTTTGGTCATCTCCTAAAAATAAATAACCACCACTTGCTGTGATGTGTGTATCTTGCGCTGCAGTGTTATATATTTCTAAATACCTAACATCATTAGCATCAGGTTTTAATTTTATATTACCATCTCCTATGATTGCTTCAGTTATAGTTAATGACCCACTAATTGATTGGTTACCTATGAATTGGTTTGAACCTGTTGTCGCGTAAGACCCACTATCAAATATAGGGGATATACCCGATGTTCCTGCAGTTCCATTAGAACCATTCAATCCGCTAGTACCGCTAGTACCATCAAAACCTGAAGTTCCTGGTGCACCATTTATTCCTGATGTACCTGAAGTTCCGTTTGAACCTCCAGCTCCACTTAAACCTGATGTACCATTAGAACCATTCAATCCCGATGTGCCTGATGTTCCTTGCGAACCAGCTCCACCATTAACTCCTGAAGTACCATTAGCACCATTGATGCCACTAGTACCATTAGTTCCATTTAATCCATCTAATCCACTGCTCCCACTAACACCTGAGGTTCCTGATGAACCCGTCAAACCCGATGTTCCTGACGTGCCATTCACTCCGCTAGTTCCGTTTACCCCACTAGTCCCATTTACTCCTGATGTACCTGATACACCCGAAGTACCTGAAGTACCATCTCCTCCACTTGCTCCTGCTAAGTTTACACTCCATGCAGAATATGTTCCACTACCAACTGCTAAAGTAGAATTAACTACCATAGCACCATTAGATGTGTTGTATGAAACTACTGAACCTTCCATATAGTTTGCACCATCATAAGCAATCAACACAGTTTGTGCTATTGAGTATGATAATCCATTACCTACGGTAATATTCTTTGTTCCTATTCCTATTAATAATGATGTAGAAGATGTTGTTACATACTTGTCACCATTTAATCCTGATGTACCATTTGAACCATTAACCCCTGAAGTTCCGTTTACACCCGAAGTACCATTAATACCTGATGTACCATTTACTCCTGATGTGCCACTCACTCCACTAGTCCCATTACTTCCGTTAGCACCATTCGTTCCGTTTATACCTGAAGTTCCATTAGACCCGTTTAAACCTGAAGTACCATTGCTACCATTAACACCATTCGTGCCATTTGTACCATTGATACCGCTAGTTCCATTTATCCCTGATGTTCCTGAAACACCTGATGTTCCTGATGAACCCCCAGCGCCTGTGATACCTGATGTACCATTACTTCCGTTTAAACCCGATGTACCGTTTAAACCTGAAGTTCCACTCACACCATTAGAACCATTTATTCCACTAGTCCCATTGATACCCGATGTTCCTGAAACACCGCTAGTACCAGAACTTCCACCTGCTCCTGTGATACCTGAAGTTCCATTAGACCCGTTTAAACCTGATGTACCATTTATTCCACTAGTCCCATTGATACCAGATGTACCTGAAGTACCTCGGGTACCTGATGTACCATTACTTCCATCAGAACCATTAATACCATCAACACCATCAACACCTGATGTGCCTGAAGTACCTCGGGTACCTGATGTACCATTAACTCCTGAAGTACCTGACGTACCACTAGCACCAGCTGAACCGGTGATAATCATACTATCAATCATATCAGTATTAAAACTTCTTAATACTGCAGGTGTAATTAAACCTGATGAGTTATCTGGAAAATCTGCCTGATTGGCAGCTTGTAGTTGGGTTTTATTTAATATAGCCATGCTAAACTATGTTTATTGATTTTGTGTTTGTGAATATGGAACTTCGGTAGAACCTATACCTTGCTCTAATAATGCACCATTACAACACTTACGTGAGTATGTATTGGAGTGAATGCATAAGCATGCTCTCCTATTATTCTTTGGTGATGATTTACCCTGTGTAGGTCCTATGTAAACACCTGATGTTGCTACGAATCTTGCTAAATAAGATGGGTTTGGCATTTATTTATTTATTTGCTATTTTAACAATCAATAACCTAAATGTAGTTGATTATTTTACTTTTGCTAACATTTCATTATGCATAAGTGTTTGTAACCTATTATAATCACTATCATGCGCTAGGAATAGTAAGCATGTTTCTAATGGTAGTTTAACCACATCTGCTATTGCTCTTATATCTCCTCCGGCGAGTTGTATAATTGAGCTATAACTTTTCCATTTTCTTCCAAAATTGATTTGATGTTGTGAGGTATCCCCGGCGTATCCTTCAAAGATTTCAGGATAAAATTCGGTAAGTCCTCTAATAAATGTACAAAAAAAAACAATGCACCCCAATTGATATCCATACCTAAACCTAAAAACTTATCTCCATCTATGTTACCATCGTATGCTTCTATCTCATATAAATCACCTACCTTCTTTGTGATAGGACGATATAAGATACTCATCACCTTCGCCCAGTTGTTATCTATCTGAAAGGTTTCGTATTTTGCTATATCTAAATAAGCACCATAAGCAATCTTACTTAAATTAGGTTCAAACCCATACTCCTTTCCATCTATTGTTATAATCCTTTGCAGGGGTAGGTCACAACGTTGCATAAACCCATCTAAATCCCCTTTAATCTTTGAGAAGGTATCTACATCCAATCCCATAAGATAATCCGCAGGTAAATCGCATAGGTGGTAAAACAGGCATGCCGTTTGAGCATTTGATTCACCCTCATAGGATTTTAAATCGTTATGTAGTTTAAGGTATTTCTCTAGGGTTATAGCACTCCAATCGGTGGGTACTGTAATTTGGATTGTTTGTTTCATATTATCTTTGGTTTTTCTTTTCTCTATATTGTTCAGGGTTGATTAACTCAATGGTATCAAACGCTGATTTAATTATTGGTTGTGATGTTATATCAATTACTTTCTTACTCTCTAAACGATGTTGTAGTTCTCTCACCTTACTCTCTGCACTTGCTCTTTGATGTATGGTAGCAGATAGGAATGCTTTCGCTTGTGTTAGTTCTTCCAATAATCCCTTTTGCTCTTTCTCTAAATGCGCAATGTATGCTGCCATCTCCATAACACCCTTCTCATCTATTTGTGCTTCTCCAATTTGTAGGTAGTTTGTTTCCATATTATTATCTTATTGTTATAACGTATTTCCCTTTTGCTGTTGCAACATTAGATAACTTCATCATACATGCGTAACGTGCTGCATCAATAAGATGGTCTAACCCACCTTCTGGTTTATCCGTAACGTGTTGGTGTTTATCTACTCCCCATTGGTATGAATAAAACTCATTCACTAGGTTGTTGCATGTTTTAGGTATGTTGATTGTGTAGTTCTGCATAACCTGTATTCCAAAGTTAATACTATCCTTACCTTTAACAACAGGTTTCGTATTAAACCCTGCTCTATATAATTCCTCTATTAAACGTGGTTCAGCACTATCACAATATATTTCCTCTCTACCTTTCACACAACCTTTGAAGTGTTTAATCAAATCATCGGTTACCATACCCTTCTCATATAAGCTTTCCACAAAATATAAATCCTTTGCACCATACTTAAACACTGCTACTAATGCGGACGGGTCAGCACTATATCCTGCATCAAATCCCCAACACACAAACTCTGCATCATCAGGTACCCAATCAACTAAATTGAATTGGAACACTGCTCTCTCATTAGTGGTGAATTCTCCTAACCCATATGTTTTCCATGCTTTAGGGTTGGTGTGTTTAAGTTCCTTAATTGCTTCTACTACTGATTGTTCTAGGTATGGGTTATCCTTATATGTGGTAAAGTATTGTTGTGCTTCTAATCCTCTTATCCAATGGAAGGGGCTGATGGTTGGGTTGAGGGAAAGGATAATCGTTTGAGTAGTTCTAATTTGTAGCTGGAAGTAACTCTCACTATCTATCTCATTTGCTTCCTCCAACCATAAGATGCTACTCTTTAATCCTCTCAACTTCTCCGCATCATCGGTAGATATAAATTGTATGATACTCCCACTTTGAAACTCATACACTCTATCAGTGCTATTAAACGCATGGTCCTCCCACAATCCTAATACACCCATAACATCTTTAAAATCTTTCATTACCGTTCTCTTAAGGGATGGTACTGTTTTACGAACGATTGTTATGTTATGCTTACCCGTTAGAGCTTGTACGATACACCATTGTAGTAAAGCATAACTCTTACCACTTCTAGTTCCACCATAATGTATTGTTACTCTATGTGTACTATCGTTTTGGTTTGAATAAGTTTTGGTTGTATTAATCTCTAGGTTCATCTATAACCTTTTGCGTTATGTTTACTGATATCTGCTGAATCTTTTGGTTTATCTCACCACTCATCTCCGTTCTACTTAATTTCGGCATAACATATTCTAATAGCTTAAATGCTAACTCCATTGCTTTCTCTGGGTTCTTCTTCTTTATCTCCTCCAAATCCGTATTGATTGTGGATAGCACATTGTTTGTGGCACGTGCAATTGTTAGTTTCATCTCCTCCGTACTTCGGTTGAGTGCTCCTGGTTTCCTCCCACCCATCTTATTGCCTGGTTTAAATAAATGCTCTCTGCTCTTTTCCATATTCGTTTTTGATACGATATTTAATCGTTTCTATATATTATAACACATTACCACCATATTGTATTTATCGTTAAATGCTGAGGAGATATGCTACCTCTACAATGATTCTCTGCTATCAACTGGGATACTTTATCCCATAAGGGTTTAGGTCCTTCCCAGTTAGCATCTAATATCTCTATGTAATTTTTTAAATCCCTTTGTTTAGGGTATGGTAATTTTGGTAGTGTGAGGTTATTAACTTCCCCTTTGTGTATAAAATAAAAGTAACGGAATTGTCCACCCACTACTCTATATAAAGGTTTACCATATATGCTCTCTAACGTTTCTCTCTTAACATCTTTAAATCCTTTTGAGTATAGGGTTAGCGAGTGTATCATCTTACCTTCCTTTGTTACCCAAAACCCTCCTACCTTATTGTATCCTGTATATATCCAATTGCTCGCTTGATATTGTATTCCTACATGTCCTGCTGCTCCGTTTGCGAATGTTACTACCCATTTGATATGTGGTTGATTCACTCTTAACCATTGGAACATTAAACCCATTACCTTACTCTCTGAATTGTGTGGTAAATCTTCTGCTAACCAATTTCGGTTTAGTTCTACCCACTCTCCCTTATTAGTTCCTTTAACCCATTGCTCCGTTGCTCTAGGTTGTACTCCTGTCCCTAATTGTATAATACCTTTTATCTCTCCATTTATTATTACACCTAGTGTCCACTTTGTTCCGGTGCATACCTTATGTGTGTAGTGATATATCTTTATATATTCGTTTCCTATATTGCGTGGTATCTCTCTTAACTCCATTAACGGAAAGGATTTACTTTGGTGTTTCTTATGTGTTGCTTAATCTTGCGTACATTTAAGAACGAAGTAGATTTGCTTATACCAATCTCTTTAGATAGTTTGTCCAACGTCATCTCATCGTTAAACAGGTATAACTCTGCTAACCTTGCTGAACCCCACATTTTTGTTTTTTGTAATTGTTGTATCTCATCTACTACTTCATCGTATGTAGATTGTATCTTCTCATCTAAATCTATATCATACTCCTCATCAATGGTATCCCAATCATCTGATATCTTTTCAGTTTTAGATGCTTTCTTAATTAGGTTTATCCAACGTGTACGCAAGTAAGAATGCAGATACATCATATTGAATTCGTTCTTACCATACCATATATTTTGATTACCCCTCTCCGCAATATATAAATAAAGTTCAGAAACTAAATCATCTGATACATCTGCATTCTTCGTTATGTTGTATGCTGCTTTAAGCAACCAGGTGTGTTTAGTTTTACATAGTATATCTAATCTCCTGTTGTTCTCTTTTAATATTTGCTCTAAAGTTAATTTACTTTCGTGCATTTACAAAGTTTCTAATATCTTCTACACATTTTCCCCATAGAGGACCGGCACTCCCACAACTGCATGGACGTGGTTCAGCTTTTGCTCTAATACGTGTACATCTTTCCCAAAAAACATTTAACTTATCTTCAGGTAAATAAGCACCTACTGATTCTAAATCAGCTGCCATTGATTCAAACTCAACCTGATTGAATGGTGAGTAATCTTTTACTTCTTCCATATTAATATAATTTTATTTGGTCACAAAACCCATTGTAGTTTGGATTAGTTAATCGGTTTAACCACTCCTTTCTTTGGCAACAACCACAACTATTCTTATTGAATACTTTCTTTGCAATCCAAAGTGCAATAGCTTCTCCCTTTCCTAATGTGAATATCTCTATCAAAAACTCTAACCAAGTTCCTAATTTGATTGAGTATTTAAAACGATACCATTTAATCTTTAGGTGAGTAAACGCCTGATGTTTAGTAACTCCCATAAAAGAAGTTGCTCCATCGTTCTTACTCATCCCTATTATGTTTTTCTTATTTTGTTTTGTTGGCATGAAAATGAATTATATTTTGTTTACGAGTAACAATTTCCAAATTATCAACATTGTTATTGTGTTTGTTTAAATCTTTATGGTTCACCTCTAATCCATCAGGGATAGGTCCAATAAAAGATTCAACAACTAACCTATGAACCCTTCTCCATAATCTTTGTTTGCTACTGCCAACACCTTTAAACAATCCAGCATATAAATATCCTGATGGATGTGTACGTGGTTTAAGTAGTCTTAATTTACCTTCGTGGTTGTATCTCTTTGAGTATTTGGTACTATAAATTGTACCATCGGGTGAGATATAATAATCATCAAACCCGTCTATTAGTCTTAAGTTATCCATTAATTTGATTTTGGTAATTTAATTGCTTTACCTTCTTTGGTAATTTTGTATCTATCAGCAAATGCTTCCTCAATAACCCTATTCATTTCTGCTCCTAACTTATTCTTACTTTCATTTTGTAAGTAACTTTCCAATTGAGCTGGATTAAGTTTATTTAAATCAATACCATTGGGTGTGTTATCAAACACATAATCAATAGGGTCTTCCAATGATTTAACTTTGTTATTAACCATTTCCAATTTAGTGCAATCTCTACAAAATGCTGATAATGCTTTCCATTGATTGAAAGTGATTTGTTTCATTTCTTCACATTGTGTAATAATGTTACTGATTAGGTAATCTCTATTGCTATCTTCTACTTCAAACTTTGGTAAGAAGTTTTTACATTTAGCGATTAATCCTTTTAATTCCTGTGACGATAACTCGTCAAACTGAATGAGTAATTCCTTTTGGTAATCCTCATTACTTTTGTACTGTGCCATATTATATAATTTAATTGTTTAACAAAGATACGAATAAAATCTGAAACTACCAAACTTCTTAATAATTATTTAAAATCTTTTTTATATCAGCAAAAGATTTCTCAATATCAATATCAGCAATACCCTGGGAAGCAGTATCCTGGGAACTGTTAATCTTTTTATTTAAAATATTACCTGGGTTACAATCTTCTTTAATGGATATGTTTTGGATGGGTGTAAAACCTATGGGTGTAAAACCTACTGGTGTAATATTGATGGTGTGTTTCCAATTATTAAACTTACCATTTGAAGGTAATCTTTTTGAAATAATAAAACCTTTTTTCTTTAAACCTTTCCATGCAGTATCTAATTGTGTAACACCAAACCCATATAGTTTGTGCAGTATTTCCTTTCGTATTACAAATGTTTTAGGTAACCCATATAGTATAACTAATAAAGATTTTTCAGTAGGAGTTAAGTTAATACACCTCATTAACTCATTAGGTATTTGTGTAAAGTTTCCTTTCATTTAACAAAGATACGAAGAATATCTAAAACTACCAAATAAAATAGGATTTATTTTACCTAATATGTAAATCATTGATTATCAACCAGTTGCAAAAATGTGGATAAAATGTGGAAAATAGTTGATAAATAATTTGGAATATTGAGTAGTTTTACCTATCTTTGTTATATACAAACAATCAAAGGGTGGTTACCTACAACTACAATCAGTTATGGAAAAGAAAACATTAGATTTACATATCTTCAAAAGTATGAAGGTAGTAACAATTCAGAAGTACATCACACATAAAATATGGTTAGCCATTCAAAAGAAGTGTGAATTAAAAGAGCAGTATCAAAATGGTGAGTTTGAAACCGATTCAAAGTTCTTTACTCAAATCAATATCCAAAATGGTATCATTATGGGATTGAAAGAATTAGGTACTGAATTAGGTAGGGTTCAAAGTGGATTAGAGGTAATCTACCAACAACCTACCAAAGTGTATGAAAAACATACTCCATTGGAAATCAATGAGTTAGATTATCATAATTTGCAACCTGCTGATAATCAATCAGTTACAAAATAGTTTATTGAGTATCAATCAGTTACACATTATAAATAAAAATATATTAAAAATAGTTACCAAATAATTAGGAATATTGAGTAGTTTCACCTATCTTTGGTATATAAAGGTTGAGGGTATTCTTCAACTCAAACAAAAAAACAAACAATTATGACGAACGTAGAAAAACAATTAGTAGAGTGGTTAAACTTAAGTTTAAGAAAAACCGAAAACATCCTATCTAAAATAGGTAGTAAAAGAGCTAGTACATTAACCAAAGAGGATAGTGAGCAATGGGCTACTTTAAACTTTAGAAAGAGGTGGTTATTATCACAAATAGATTCAATCATTCAAAAATAAACAATTATGAAAAGGATTACAAAAGATACATTAAGAGCACACTTATATATGAAATATAAAATTGTGGTTAGTACTAAACAAATTACTTTAACTAAAAGTTACTGCCACGATAGTTTAATGATTGTGGACGGTATAGGTGGTATGGGTATATTTCGTTATGGGCATGATACAACGGGTAAGATACAAATATATCCAAACAAAGTACATCAATTAAATTTAGATTTAAATTAATAAATAATATGAGTAAATTAACCCCACAAAAATTTAATAGAATATCTCAATATATTAAAATGTATGAAGGTGATAGAGAAACACTTCAGTTTGCATGGGCTAATACTTGGGACGACGAATCAATGGAAGATTACTATGATTTAGATAATTTTGATATACAAACCACTATTACCGATTTAAGAATTTTAATTGATGCTAAAGAAAATCGTTTAAAGATAAATAAAAAATTACTGAATGAGTGTGAAGCAATATATCAACAATGGATTTTAATTAACGGAAAAATAATTTCAAACAAATAAATAACAAAAAAAACAAAAGTTATGGCTAAGAAAAAACGCGTGAGCAAAACAACAAAAAACACTAATCCTAAAGTGTATAAAATGAAAAAGGAATATGTAGAGTTTAGTGAAAACTTACATTCAGTAGCAAAAACAATTAGTGCATCAGATGCTGCAATAGTAGAGGCGAGAGTATTAACTCAATCAAATGAAAAGATATTTGAACACATCATTGAAATGTTTCAATCAGGCGTGTTAGAATCTTTCATTGACGATACACGCAGTAAGTTATCAAATACATATCCTATTTTCAAAAAGAAAATTATGGAGAGAGAAATGTTTGTAGTGTGTATGTTCCTTACAAAATCACTAATGGATAATGATACTGAAACGATTAACGATTGGAGCAATAACTTCAAACAAAATCCAATGAATGTTATCATTAAAGCATTAAAGTTCGTAGAGTTCGTAAGAAACGATAAGGATATGAGTAACAAACTATCCAAATTAGATAACATAGTGGATTGGAATGCATAATAAATAGGGGTAAAAAGGGGTAGAAATACCCCTAATTTCCCTTATCTTTTGGTTTTTAGGGTATCCATCCACCCTAACCCTACCACCCCTTAAAAGGGTTAAAAAGGGGTAAAAACGCAACTAATTGATTATCAACGAGTTGCACTTTTTTAAAAATAATTGATAAAATATTTGGAAGTTTGAGTAGTTTTACCTATCTTTACATATATCAATTAAATAACAATAACAAAAAAAACAAAGTTATGAGTAAATCAAACAAAAGTGTTACACCTTTCACTATCAAAAAAGGTACATTTGATTTGAATGAATACAATAAAGATTATTCAAATTATCCCCTATATCGTAGGGTTGAAGATATGGTTGAGGAGAAAGTAAAAGCTGCTAATATCCCTTCACCAATTTCACAGGTTTTTGAGTACTTCTTTGATAGAAGTGATTTGAGAATAGCAGGTGAAGTAGAAACATATTACATCGTTGGTTACAAAGATGAATACAATATGGCAGATAATAGAAAACCTTACTTAGCAAAGTTTATCTATAATCGTTTAATGAGTTATTTCAATCAGTACCTTTCATCTACCTTATATGATATGGGTAATGAAGATACTCAAAAGTTAGTAGATGCACTACACATTGTGTATAGAGAGAATAGTAGTGATATAAACCAAACCTTTAAGTTAGTAGATAAGTTATGGGATGTGTATTGTGATGATAAAACATTAGAAAGTAATTGGGATGTTAGAGATGCAATTACCGAAGGTTTCCAAAAGAGTGGATACTACAAACAATTTGTAACTGATACCGAAGAATTAATAATTCGTAAGTTTGATATTAAGAAAGATTTCGCAACACACTCTTTATTAGAAGCTATGTTAGGTGATAAAGTAAATAGAGTTGATAATGAGTATGGTGCAGAATTCCAAGCTCAATTGAAACACTACAATCAACTACAAAGTGAGATTGCAGAATTAAATAACACAATAAATAATTTATAATATGAATCATAATACACAATATAGAGAATACCTAATTGAAGAAATTAGAGTTAATAGAAATTTGTTTAACAAATTAAACAATGAGGATTGGGAAGAATTAGGTTATAGTGATGAGGTAGCGTATGAAGGTGATGTTGCACGATGTGGTGGTATATTCCACGCTATGGAATGTGCATTAGAAACCTACGATAATATCTTTAACATAGATGATACTGATGATAGGTTATCATTCGCTAACGTAGAAGATGCATACGATTACTATTGGGACCAAAGTAGAAACCCAAATGGTAATTGGGAAACTGAGCAAGCGCTTGATGAAGGTGAGTTAAGGTTTTGTGAGAAGATGGGATTCTCAATAGATGAGTGGATTAAATGTGGTAACCGAAAAAATAAATAAGTTATGAAAACAATTAAGTTAAATATCAATTCAATTAGTGATGAGTGTTACATACAATTACTAAAGGAATTCAAAAAGAAAGCAAAGGAGGAAGGTATTGATTGGGATGAGGTTGAAGAAGATTACCTTCAAATTTGGGAAATTAAATGTGAGTTACAAAAAAATTAATAAGTTATGGAAGATAGATTAAAAGAATTAGAAGAAAGGATTGTATCCGTTGAACGTAGGTTTCAGGCCCTATGGAATACATTAAGTGATGATGCTCATAAAGAGATAGAGGGTGAGACCCGTAGGATGATTGAGAGTGACCCTAACTCATTCGTATATAAACTTAAGTTTGTAATTGAAACGGATAAGGGTAACAAAGAGTTTCCTACATTTGAGATTAAAGCATGGAGTGAGAAGCAAGCATTCTATTTAGGGTTTCAGGATATAATATATCCAGCGTGTAAGAAAGCGCAAGATGAAGGTAAGATAAGATACTTCAAAACATTCTCCAAAGAAGTGGATGATGTTAGGTTAAATAAAAATGGTTAAGTGTTTGCATAAAATGTATGGGGAGAGGAATGGTTTGTTATTTTAAGTTTGTAATATACTCTCCCCTCATTTTTAATTAGGAATTGTTTACTCACAATAGTTGGGGTTTGTCATAATCCTCAATGTTCCCCCGGTGTTTCGCAGCATCGGGGGTTTTTTATAATAAAAAATCCCACCGAAGTGGGATTAGTGTTGGATACTATACGGAAAATATAAATGGCAATTTAGATAATAGAATATAGCGTATCCAACAGGTTATATATATAGGGTATATATGATTTATGATTTAATTGGTACACAATTTGGAACTTCTTTACCGTCCAAAATCTTTGTACCAATAGCTTCGTATCCCGTCCAACATGCTCCTTCCAATCCTTCTAACAAATATATACCTGATAACTTATCAGCTACTCTTTGTTCTTTGGTTTTACTCATTGTACCTTTTTGGTAGGTGTTAATGCAAATAGCAACTGCTTGCTCATTAGTATCGTATTCAGTTCCTATCTCATGCATACATCTTCCCACATAATCATTTTGGGTTTCACCACCGCTCGGTTTTGGTATTGGCATATTAATTTGGTTTTATCAGATATTTTTCGTACCTTAGCACTTACATATATAACAACCATAAGTTTGTTTGTTATTAATATATAAACTAATAGTTACATGCCACGCAAAAAGAATCCTGCCAACAACTACTTCCATGAAGGGGTTGAATCCGCAATCCACCAATATAACATTGTGGAAAGTGAAAGGGAAAAGAATCAATTATTTGGTATAATATATCCAGCTCTATCTAAAATAGCGGAGGTGTATTATAATAAGATTAAACCTGAATACATAGATGGTGAACCAATTGATATCCAAATGGATTGTATTGCATACCTAACTGAAAGGTTATACCGAATCAAAGAAGGTAAAGGTAAAGCATTTTCTTATATGACAATATGTGCTAAAAACTATTATATCTTTCATAATATGAGAGGATATAGTGGTGTAAAGAAAACTCTTAAGTTAGATGTACTAAATGAGGATTGGGATATAGAAGATGTAGATACTGGTAGAGTAGAAGAAATGGAAGATAAAGCAAAACTATTATCCGCATTTGCTGATTATTTAGAAGCTAACAAAGATAAATTAACTACCGCAGCTGCTAGGAAATTTAAACCTGTAATTAATGAAGTTATTAAATTGATGAGAAATATAGATTCTATTGAAAGTTTTAATCGTAGGGATTTAATGAATAACTTAACCCTAATAGATGGTAAGGAAATAGATAGACATTATATCACTAAAGTATTTAATAGAATTAGTTCTCACTATGATACTTTTAAAAAGGAATGGGATAAAACAGGAGCTGGTATTCCCTATTTAAATAAGGAAGAATTAACCGAAGAAGAAATACAATTTTGTATTGAAAACTATTCTCCTCTAACTAACAGAAGATTTAGTGTAGCAGGATTCGCTAGAATATTTGGTGTTGATGAATATAAAGTTAGAAAACAATTAGCTGAAGTTGGGTTATGTAAAGTTTAACCTATACGATACGCCTTACCTTTCCAACTAAAACGTGTTACGGTATTGGTATCTAATGTTCTCCAATCTCCGCTAGGATAATCACCCTGTAAGTTCCACATACCTTCTGCAGCTTTTGTATCACTACCTCCAGCATTACCACCTACATACGCAGCACTATCCCAATACATAGAATATCTTCTATTGTTACCTTCGTTTGTTCTCCACCAAATATACATAGGTTCGCTAGATGATGTTTCACCTAACCACAATTCAAATTGATTAAGTGATACTTCGTTTATAGCAAACTTAAGAATGTTTTTATGTACTATATTATGATTCATTTAGTAATCCTAATTCTTTTAATTTATTATGAGACCAACCTAATGCTGCTTTTCCACCCCATGCATCATACATAAGTTTACCACAACCATCTCCATAAGATTTAGATGATACTAAATCACCTTCATGTCTACTTAAAAAACTATACATTCTTTGGATTGTATCTACTGAAATAGGTTCTCCGTTAGCTAATTGATTTGCTCTTTGTTTACCAACAGGAGTTCCACAACTACCCCAACCATTCTTTTCTGCATACTCTAATGCTCTCTTTGCATTTCCCTTTACACCATCAGGGTAATCAGAATAAGATTCAAATTGTTGTAATTTTTTATGTACTAAATTATGATTCATATTATAATGTTGCGTACATTATTTAAGAGTTAATCTATAAAGTGTTTGTCCTAACAATTGTGCAATCTCATCTAATTGGTTTTGAATCCAACTATCTTGCGGTGCTGATGCTCTTTCAGTTTGTAACCAACTATAACAATTTTTATAATATGTAATTGTATCTTCAGTTGATGTCCAATCTGCTAAATCATGTACATCGTATCCTTTTAATCTACCATATATGCCGGCATAACTTTCACTTAATTCATCTAATAAATCTACAATTTCATCATAAAATTTTTCTAAAGCTTCATGCTCTCCTAATTCAGTTGTTTGTTGATGCCATACAATTGCTTGTTGTTTAGCTGAATTAAAATATGATACGATTTCTACTATGCTTGCCATATATTATTTTTTTGTTCCCACTAATGCAGGATGTGTGTAATCTTTTTTATTTTTCTTTTTATCATCAGGTCCCTCTCCTGCATAACTACTATCAACTGAAGGTTCTGCTAATTCAACACCATCCATTAAAAGAGAGTGTATAGTTGTTAATATCTTCTTAGCTTCATCATCAGTTAAATCTTTTATTTCTTTTTGTAAGTACGCAGGTTCTTTTGAGTTCTTAACTAACTGATGGGAAAATATCCCTTCAATTGAGAATCCCGATAAAATTCCTGTTTTTACATAATCATTCCACACCTGCTCATTCTTAACGTGCATCGTACCCGCCCAAGTTCCTTTAGGTAATGATAAACCATAAACTGCTGATTTATCTCTTTTAGTATCTTCTACTATCCATGATTCAACTAATGTGATATCATCAACAGGTCTTTCATGCTCAATAGTTACTGCATCAGTATATTTCTTTTCCAAATATATTTCTGATAATCTTTTGATTGTTTCTGGTTTTATAAACACATGATAAGGGTTTCCCTCACCGTCCAACCTCAGGATATTTTTATTCGGTATAAGGATTGCACCTAATACTAATCTCTTTTCATCATCTAATTTAGCTAACTGAACTTTCTCCTTACCAAAGTAAATCCAATTACTTTCAATAGCGGGTTCAGTAACCATTGATATTGCATAGATAAAATCATTTTCATCTTCTATCGTTAGCTCATATAGTAAATCTTCTTTCATAATACTTTAACAATTTAGTTAGGTTATTTAGTTATATATATGTATATATTAGTACCCACCAAAGGTAGCAGAGTTTGATGTTCTTCTATCAAGCGCCTGTTGTGAACTTATATCTCCTGAAACTACATACGCCTTAACGGGTTTTCCTGATGTTTGAGCAAGTGTTGATGCAATTTGTGCACCTGGTGTTGCAGATTGTGTTCCCTGTATTATCGGTGCAGCAGCTCCTGCTACTGATGGTGCGGTTGGTGGTGTCATAGCATTAGTTTTTAAACTTGCTCCTCCTCCACTAACTGATGTTGCGTTATCACTACTATTAATTTGTTGTATTGATTTTGCTGCACTAGCTATTGTTGATGCAACACCTAATGCTGCCGATATTGTATTAATGGTTACCCAAGGTTGTCCTAATGTTAAAGGAAACGCTGCGGCTGCTTTTGCATTTGCAATTGCAGTATTTGCAATAATAGAACCAATAGCTGCAGCTTGTTGTACGATAACACCTGCGATTGCTAACTTCTTATTCTTACCTGCAATTTGTTGCATCAATGAACCAAACTGTCCAACTAAATCAATTTGTGCTAATAGTATTTCTGCTTTCGCATCTCTCTCAGCTTCATCAATTGCTTTTCTTTGTTGAGCAGCTTGTTGTTGAATTTGAGTTCTTTGGTTTTCAGTAAGTTCCTGATTAGATAATAATACTTGCTCTTGCGCAGTTATTAAATCTTTCTTTTGTTGGAATGTGTTATTCTCAAAATCTAATTTATTTTGTAAACCTAATAAATCATCTTCTCTATCTTTCTCTATTTTTGCTTTCTTATCATCCTCTGCTTTCTTATCATCATCTGCTTTCTTCTTTTTAAAATCCTCAACCTTTTTAGCAGCCTCATCATCATATTTCTTATTAATATCTGCAACCTCTATTTTATATTGTTCTAATACGGATGTTGGGTCATCATCTACTCTTAAAGCACGTAATCTTTCATTTTGTTTTAAACCAGCGTTATATATTTCCTGGTCTCTTTGAGATAGGGTAGCTATATATGCATCAACTAATACCTTATTTGCAGCATCATCTACCTTTTGCTTTTCAGCATTCTTCTTTTTTTGTTCTTCTTTTAATTTATCTGATTTCTCCTGATATGCTTTTTGTCTAGCTAATGCTTCTGATTTCTTTTTCTCATCAATTGCTTTATATACATCAGCTACACGTTTTGCTTCCTCTAAATCTTTCTCAGCTTGGTCATAGAATGCTTTGTTTGCTGCAGCTGCTGATTCATTAAATCCATCTATTGATTTTTTAGTAAATCCTAATTTAACTGCAACCCATTCAGCAGCATCTGCTACTTTATTAATTACCTTTGCAAAGAATTCAAATGTAGGAATTGCTACCGCAGAAACCATTGTTAATAATGGTGCTAATAGTTTAGAGAATGCATCAGTTACTTTATTTAATGTAGCCTGTCCTTGCTCACTCTTACCTAACGCATCTTTCATTGCGATTATTGCACCAATGATAAGTGTTATACCACCTGTTGCAATTGCTAATCTTACACCAAAGGTATCAACTGCACTTTTAGCACTTTGAAATCCTTTACCAATTGCACCAATAGGACCTGGTAGAGCAGCTAATTTATCTTCAATTTGTCCTGATTGGAACGCAACTTTCTTTTGTTGGTCTCCCAATTCATCTAATTGATTAGATAACTTTTTAAACTCTTTAGTACCCTCCTGTCCTTTATCTGCTAACTCCTGAAGTTTGATTGTAGTTTCTCTAATTTGGGTACGAAGGGATTTAAACTTCCCATCAGCTTTTTCAGCTTCATCACCCAATTGTTCTACCTCATCAGTACCTTTTACTTCGGTTTCAATTACGGCGGTGTATGTGGTTGTATTATCTGCCATATCTATTTTTTACTTTTCCAAACTCGTTTAAGTAACAATTTAATATGATTTAAAGTTGAAGGATATTGATGTCTACCTTTGGCAAAATCAATACTTTCACTCATTCCATAATAATCACCAACATTCAATAAATCAATTACTACCTTTATCATAACTATATAACACTTTTATAGGGGTTTGTTAGTGGGTGGTGGGATTCTTAATATGTAATATGTAGGTAATTCGTGAGAATACCAGCTTCCATCAACCATAAAATTGTAATCCGTAAAGGATTTGTGATAATTGTGTGCAGATATGTTTTCAGGAATCGTTTCTATGGTATCATAGAACCCTTTTAAGAGGTGTTTCGGCATGAAGTAGAAGTTGTCATCCACTAGGTTAAAATCAGGTCCGCATTTTGCTCCGCATAAGAAATTCAATTTATCAGTTTTTATATCTAAACTACTAAAATGTTGTTTAAAGTGTAAATCAAATCTGCTTAGTATTACATAATCGTAATCATCAGGAGAATCTAACATTAATTTAACTGTATTCTTAAAAATTTTATTGCGTTTAACAACTGGGTCTGATTCCATGCTATTATCAATTTCACTAAATGTTACATTAGTAAACTTATAATCATCTATTAATTCATTCTCAATTGGAGAATGATATGTACATGCAAAATATTTTATATCATGATTACAATACATGTGGCTGAATTGATTATGAAATGTTTCTCTATAATCAACACCATGTTTCCAACCCATCCAATGATTTAGATTATCTAAATAATGTATTCCAAATAAACCTACTCCTATTTTCATTAGATTAAAGTTTTATTTCCTCTAGAATATGCATACAAGTTAAATCCAGTATGATAGTTTTTTTCATTTATAAAACCATTATATCTTATAAACTCTTTTGTTTCTTCAGATACATCAACATGGTCGTGAAATAATAATATAGAATCATCTGCTAAATGCGGTAATACAACTTTAACATCAGCATCAATTTGAGCTTGTGTATGTCCACCATCTATAAAAGCAAAATCTAATTTGGTATTTCCAAAATTTCCTAATATTAATTCAGTAGTATTATCAGGAGACCAACCAATTTCTAATTTAACATTATCATCTATACCTAATTGGTTAATTAATGCACTTGCCATTCTATAACCATCAGAATCTAAACCAGAAATTAATCTAGTATTAATATCATATCCACCTGAATAGTTAAAATTTTCTTCAACATATGCATCCATAGTAACTAACTTTCCATCAGTTATTTTAAGTGCTTGTCCAATTACTGATGCTGATATACCAAATGCAGTTGCTATTTCAAATGCAGCTTTGATATTATTTTGTATAATCAAATCATAAACAATTTTTGCTTCATGCTCTCTCATAGACCATGGGTGATAGTGATTTGATAATTTTAATGAATCATCTATTGATGGTTCTAAATTAAATCCTAAATTGAATTCATTTGATAATTCAATTAACTTTGAGTAACTTGCTAATTCCATATTTTATATTTTTGTTTTTAATATTGTTTTAAGTGCGGTTTCTTTAACTTCATTCCAATAATATGATGATGCTCTATTAGAATCTACTTCCAATATCTCATCATAAGGTAATTTATTAATATACGCACCTTTAAAAAATAATCTTTCATCAGATGAGGTAACACCCGCATTATGTAAAATCCAGTGCTTCTCAACTCTATCAATCGGGTCAGTACTCCAACCAAAAGAAATTCGTTCATCAACTTTAGTTTCGTGTCCTGCTAACCAAGCGTTCCATAACAAACTCCACATACCTGCTGTCCACTTTTGTATTGGGTAATCTCCTTCATATTTTTTAACATAATCAGGTTCTACTTCACAAAAGTAATCATACATTCTTATTGCATCTTTCTCTACCTTATCCCAAAATTCCCAACCTTCTCCATTAACAATGTATTGTGCTCCACCTGAATGTGAGTTCATTAATTTAGGAATTCTTTCATCAATTCCAACAATCTCACACATCTTTAGGTAAACATCATTACTCTTTTGTTGTATATAATCGTAATTGATATATGAGTTAGTATCACTTACACTCCACATATTATTTTTACGAACCCAATCTAATTCAGGTTTACGTGTAAAAATGATATCGCTATCATGTAGGAAAAGAACCTCATTACGGAGCTCAGGATGTTCTTTAAGGTGATTCTTCATTAAATTGAAATAAATGGCAGGAATGTACTTAAAATCACTCCTGGTGTCATTGTAGAAGAAGAACCTAACGTTGTTGTAATGATTTTGTAGTTTTCTCCAATCATCAGGTACACTATCATTGTTTATTGCACATAAGATATCAATCTGGTTAGGATTAACACCATGTTTAATAAAGTTATTAATTACTACTTCTACCTGCCAAGTATAATATGAGTTAGCAGGTTGTGCGCAAATGAATCGTATATTTTCCATAACATATTGTTTTATATAGTTTTAACAAATTATAATGATTTTGTGATTAATATGTAAATGTATTAGCAGGTGTTCGTGGTTGAGGTACTAATGAACCTGTAAATGTATGAGTTGTTAAATTTACATTACTACCAAATGGTCCTTGTTGAGTAATAGTTCCACCTGTTGCGTATGGACCTGATGGGTCTTTACTCCAATATGATATTGAACCTGAGAAATTAGTATATGGAGTTGAAAATGTTCCTAATGTCCAATATCTACCAGGGTAAATCCACATTGTTTGTAATGGTTGTCCTACTGCATTTACATAAATTAACAATGGTTTACCAACAGTACCAACAGTGCATCCAAATGGAAATGGTGTTGGATTTGGTAAAACAATAGGTGAAGTACCCCATGGAGTTGTACCTATAAAAGTTCTATCAGGACCTATTGTTGAACCAGGTGTTGCTCTAAAGCTTGAACTAAATGAACCAGTTCCACCTGTTATCATACCACCCTGTGCTTTACCACAAAAATCTGAATTTAATGTTATAGTGCCAGGTCCATCTGAACCATTACATGCTATTGTATAACTTCCTGAAATTGTGTACATACTACCTGTTCCCATAAGTTCCCATCCACTACATATATTTCCATTAAAAGGAGCTGTAGTAATAGTTGTATAAGGTTTTACTGCATCTCCACTACCAAATGACCCACTAATACAATAGAATGAAACAATAGTTGTTGGGCTATTTTGTGAAAGTAATCCAACAACTGATGATGACATTGGTGACATAGATGAACCAGATGGTGTATATCCATATTGATATGTATAATTTGGGTCTAATAATGATGTATCAATTGTTACTTGAATTATTGGTGCAGTTACAGGTGCTGCAGTTGTTGTAGTTGTAGATGTACTTGTTGATGTAGATGTTGTTGAAGTAGTACTAGTAGTAGATGTTGTTGTAGATGTTGAAGTACTTGTTGTTCCACCACACTCATTTAATTCAACTACTACTCCAAATGCATTAACGGTATAGCATATAACTCCATCAGAATATTTTCCAGCTGGTGCAATTATTTGTCCTGAATTATCTAAAAACATTTTACATCCTAAAGATAATACCATGCAATTTGTATATATATTTTTTACCATTTAATAAATTTTAAATTAAACATACAGGTGTTACATTCCAACATGATTCTCCATAAGAACCTGAAATTGATATTTGCATATTATCATTACCTTGTCCATACCAACGAGCAACCATATCAGCATAAGTTGGACCATAAAAGTTATCATCTTTTAGTCCTTGAGCTTTTCCAACCATACATGTAGAACTTGCTTCCTGAAATGAACCTGATGGATATTCATAAAATAAACCATCATATAAAGGTTTTGAACTTCTCCAAACATATAATGAACTACCATCAAATGAACATGTATTTCTATCCATCGGCTCCATATATGAATAATAAAATCCATCAGTCCAAGGTACTAAACCTGGAGGACCTTCTGGTGTTAAATATTCAATAGAAAATTCAGTAGGGTCTGCTACATTAACTAATTTTAATCTATTTGAATCAACAGGAATAGTAACAACTGCAGTTGAACCAATTGATGGAAATGTAACTCTACTATTAATTAAAGCTTTGTAATAATTTATACCATCCGTAGAGTAAAATATATCAAATGTATTATTTACTGATGTAACTCTGAATCCCATTACAATTTTTCTATCTTGTGTTTGTAATTTATTAATCATAATTTATTTATTTGAATCCTGCAGGAATATCTGCATAGTTTGATAAGTTAGTACAATTTCTAAATGCATCAACACCATAAGGTTGAGTACCACCAGGAGGATATAACCAAATCGCAGGAGCTTGTCCAGTTATTGGACTTGTTGATGTTGCTCCAAATATACGATATGCGTACATATATCCATCATATTTAGTATTCTTTGCAGTTATTACGTTATCAAATGATGATGAATATAAATAACCCGGATTTCTATAATTAAAAAATGTACCACTCATATTATAAAATCCAGTATAAGAACCTGATGCAAAGAATCCTGAACCTGATGGGAACGTAGTAAATGAACCTGATATTAAACCATCTCTATTAGCACCAGAAAATGCACTACCAAATGCAGAACCTGCATAACATCTATTAAACATATTTTCAGGTAAGCTATCTATTTTACTATTTGCTTGAAATATACTAGTAAAAGTTCTAACATTTGTACAATAATATAATAAATCTTCTTTAATAGTATTATTTGGAGCTTTACCACCACCCGCAGCACCACTAAATAAAGAACCTGCATCGGTCCATGTAAATTGACCTGGTTGTCCATAAACCATATCCATATTAATTTTTTGTACAGTTCTACCAAAATTAACTTTTGTAGCTCCTGTATTTCCAAATTGTTGCACACCATTTATTACTGCTCTAGCAGATACTCCACCATTATTAGCAGTGTTACAATCAAAAGATTGATATAATCCTGATATTGAAGCAGTATAACTACCAGTTGCATAAGTATGATTAAGATTAGCACTATTTGAACCTGATATAATACTAGTAGTACCATCACCCCAATCAACACTGCAGCTATAATACCTATTATTATTTGTTGGTAGTGTGAAAGTATATGTTGGAAAATTATCAACATAAGGTGGCACTGCATTTATTGTAAATATTAAATCACTTACGTTAGTTGAACTAAATTGGAATGTTGGACATGGAGGATTACACTCACAATATGAATAACATGCTATACTACAATCGGTAGTGTCATAACCTAAACACATAGGATATAAATTAGGATTTATAGTTGTTGTAGTAGTACTTGTTGAAGTAGTACTTGTAGTTGTTGTACTAGTAGTAGGAGCTGGAATAATAAATGGTAATGCATCAGGTAAAATAGGTCCTAATAATTGTATTGAACATTCTCCATTACTTAAATTATAATCATTAATTGCTCTTAAGTGATAATAGTTACCTCTAAATTCAATAATATCATTTTGAGAAATTTTAAAATAGTTAGCTAATGGAATTATAGCTGATGCATTTAATAATTTAGTTCTAGGATTATATAATAATTGAACATATTTTTCCCAATAATCTGAATATAATGTATTAGTTGGAGTTTGTCCATAAACAGATTCCTCATTATAAAATAAAAGAGATTTAGAATTTACCGTTGGAAAGTTACCATTAACTACATTGTAATTATCAAAATAAGGGAATTGACTAACTCCTCTAGAAGAATTATTTTCATCATGTACATAAAATTTCTCACAATCTACTTGTCCATTATAAAATAATAATCTAGGTAATACTTTAGTAGCCGCGTAAGATTGATTACTTATATAAGTTGGTATGTATATTGGTATAATTTCTGACATATATTATTTCTATATTGCGCAAGTTCCACTACAATCAGTTCCAGCTGATGCTGAACCATCTAAATCTATATCATAATATGCACCTGAATTATATCCATCAATTCTATATACATACCCATCACCATTATTATAATAATGATTAGTTGTTAATGTTCCGCCTGTTGTATTATTTCTTGCAATTAATCCACTAGTTGCACCACTGCAATTTGGACAATTATATCTTGTTACACTATAATAGTTGTATGTAGGTGCGGAAGTTGTTGTAGTTGTTGTAGTACAAGGATATGTTCCACAATTATAGTTATATAATATTACTTGACCTGCTCCTGGTTCTTTTGTTGGAGTTGTACGTGAACAAACATAAAAATTTTTACCACCACCAACTAATGCGTAAGCTGGATTACCTGTTGAACAATCAGTCCAATAGAAGTAACCACCTCTAGTTGCAGCTAATCTCCATTGGTTACATTGTAAAACACATTCGGTTGTTGTTGTAGTTGTTGTTGTAGGACATACCGTACATCCACCACCTCTAACTGTTGCAAATCCTTGTCCAAATGTATGTGATACATCCTGATAGTTTCCATTATAAGATACCACATAATTTCCTGTTGCAACTGAATTCCATGTAGCACTTGTAAATGTTGTTGAATTACAAAATGTTGTTCCATTACCAGTCATAGGGAAATATGATATTGGAGAATAACAAGCATCAGTTGCGTTTGCACCATAATCAACAATTTCATAGAAACGTGCAGCAGTTGTTGTAGTAGTACTTGTAGTGGTAGTAGGTGCTTCCGTAGTAGTCGTTGTTGTAGTTGGAGCTTCAGTTGTAGTAGTTGTAGTTGCAGCAGTTGTTGTAGTTGTAGTTGCTGGAGGACATGTTTCTGTTTTACAATTTCCAACAGGTGATATAGTACCAGTTCCATATATAAATTCTGCCTGTATTAATCCACCGATTCTTGCAGCACATAGGTAATATGTACCAGCATTCATATAAACATAGTTCTCATTTCTACCATAGCAATTAAATGTTTGAACTTCACCACCAGCTGATGTTATTACAACTTCAACACAAATACATGGGTTATTACTAAATGTAGTTGTAGTTGTACCCGATGTTGTAGTTGATGTAGAAGTTGAAGTACTTGTAGTTGTTGTAGTTGGTATTGGTGTAGGACCTGGTGTTACCGCAAATGGTAAAGCATCAGGTAAAATAGGACCTAATAGTTCTATATTACACTCACCATTTTTTAAATTATAATCGTTTATAGCACGTAAGTGATAGTAATTACCTCTTAACTCAACTATATCATTTAATTCCATTTTAAAATAATCAGCTAATGGAATTATTGTTGATGCATTTAATAAACGTGTACGTGGGTTATATAATAACTCAACATACTTTTCCCAATAAGTTGAATATAATGTTTCAGTAGGTATTTCACCATATACACCTGTTTCATTTAAAAATAAAAGAGATTTGCTATCGCTAGTAGGAAATGAACCTGATACAACATTATAGTTGTCAAAATATGGGAATTGATATACTGAACGTGATGAGTTATATTCATCATGTACATAAAATTTCTCACAATCTACTTGTCCATTATAAAATAATAATCTAGGTAATACTCTACATGGATTGTATGATGCATCTGAAATGTAAGTTGGTATGTATATTGGTATCTTCTGACCCATAGTTATTTATTTAAACACATCCTCCCCATTGAGCACAACGTTCTCCACTATAATTTATAACAGTACCATTTATAGAACTTAATTCCCATATTTTACAATTATTTCCACTATCAACAACATTATTATATCCTGTTACTAAATTAGTTCCATATGCATCATAATATAATACTGCACTTTCTTCAATTAATCCAGTTGTAGAATAAACAATTCTTTGTGGTGAGTAGTAACTACTACATACATCATAATAATTGTTAGAAGTTGATAGTTGAACTAATCCATCACCATTTACAGGGTATGCTACTACATTAGGATTTAATCCACCAACACTACCTGATAAACCTGTTCCAGCTATCTTAATTAATGGAGATGATGCTAAAGTTGTTTTAACCTCAAACTTACCTTGCGAAAAGAAATTTTGTGTATCAGTATAATATTGTTTACCAAATTCTCTATTAGCTAATTTACTAAATTGCTGAGATATATAATCAGTATCTAATGTATCACCAAAGTTTAATTCGTTTACTGCAAAGTTATTAGCTGGAATTACTTCTATCTTTTCATTTAAATTTATGTATTTGTTAAAATCTTTTATTTCACCATTTTTATACCAATTATTAAATGTTTCAACTATGAATTCATTTTTCCTTGTTTTAGATGGATATATTACTAAATTAAATTTCTTTTGTATTCCTTTAATAAAATCAATTAACTTAATTCCATTAGTACCAAATGGCATATTCAATGCAATATCCATAACTCTACCATCAGCAGCTTGTGTTACCTTTGTTATCTCTAAAGATGATTTAGGTTTACCACCCGGGTCTAACACAAATGAGAAGTTATCATATGGTGGAGAATATTGGTCGTACCAATTTACACCAAAATAATATGTTCCTGCATTTAATTTAGAAGTTACAAATTCAGTTTGAATTGTATATGTTTGATTTTGTCCTGTATCTCCATTTGCATATGCTGCATTTAAATTATTTTCAAAGTATTTATTAAAATTTACTAATTGTGTATATGCATTTGATGGTGATGAACCAGTAGGCCAGTAATATATTTGTGTTGTAGGAGCACCTAATGAACCTGATAGTTTAACTTCTAATGTTAATATACCTTTTAATGCTGAAGCTTTTTCTAAATTATACGAAGAATTTGTTCCAACAACATTTTGTGGGTCTTTATCAACACTATACCAAGGTAAACGTGTTACTGTATTTTGAGGTACATTTAAATCAGTTTGATTGCTACCTGAAAGAGGTGATATCTTCATAGTACCATATCCTTCTAAATCAACTCCAGCAAATTCAGGATATTTTAATGAATTATTACATAGTAAGTAAATATCATTTAAAAATGGTTCATTAAAAAAAGAACCTGAGTAAGTGTATCCAGCATAATCAAATATTGCATCCCATACTGTTTTCATACGGATAGATGGTTTAAAATCCTGCACTGCTAATCCACCTTCACTATCATCTATACCAAAAAAATCATCACCTGATGTATATTTATACCCAGTGCCATAATCTGCTAATGGATAAACAATATCTCCATTAAATAAGTTACCACCCCAACTTGCTGAAATATTATCAAACGAAGCAGTGTGATTATATATTGAAAGATTAGTTAAATCAGTTAAATATGTTTTATTAATCTGAATACCAAATGAGGATAACGCACCAAATACTGATACAACATAAGAATCAATAAATTTATTTGCATAAACATTAACCTTATTAAGTTGTAGATATCCCTGTGCTAAATACAATCCATCAAAATCCAAATAACATGGAACTTTGATATTTGTAGCAAATGTATCAGGGTTTTGTACACTAATATCATAGCAGTGCTCAAAGAAAGCATTATTTTTTTTTGAACCTGGTAAATTAATTTGTCGTGTAAAATCAGTTGGCAAAACACCTAAATCAAATAAACCTGTTACATTATCAGATAGTTTAATTTCCTCATCTGCAAATAGGTCTAAAATTTGTCCATCTGCTACTAATTTAAATACGAAACCTTGTGTACTAACTATACCCATTATATTATTAATTTATATGCTTGTCCCCAATCAAAATCAAATTGATATTGAATTAATTTATCATTTACACCTGTTTTAAACACAGTGCTATCAGTTCTAATAGTAATAGGTCTAACTACTTCAGTTGTTGTTACTCCTGCTGCAAATCCATTACTATATCCATTATTATATCCTTGTCCAACCGAATCCTGTCCATAAACCCAATATATCTCATCTGAAACTAATAATTGTTTCCATATCTCATTATAATCTTCACTAATATATGGTGTATTTACACTTAACGTTTGTTTACTATCTGATATATAATTTAATGTTGAACTTTCATAATCTTGATAACTTAAAGATGTACCTTGCCATGTTCCTAATTGCGGTTGATATGTTCGTTTTGTTGATGAGAATCCCTGACGGTTTACCATATAGAAATTCATATAATCAAACTGTCCATATCTATTTTTCCATTTGATTCTTACATTTGGATATTTTTGAATACAATCTTTTGTAAAATATATTGATGCACCTAATGGTGTATTGCCATTAAACGCCTGCACACTAAACCATTCACTATTTTCACTTAAAGGAAAATCATCACATGTCATTCCAATTGGAAAATAACTAATTTGTCCTGATGATGATGGACTAGTTGTTAATGTATAATTTGCATTACCAAATGAACCTGAGTAAACTAATTTTGTAGGTTGTGTTGAACCAACATCACCTGTATAAACTGACATCCAACCCAAAGTATCTTCTAAAAACGATTGAGTTACAGGACCATCACTCATAATAGGCCAGTAAGCTGATTTAGATACAATTTGTTGATTTATTGGTTCCTGAAATAGTGCATAACCATCTAATGCTTTATATGTTCCACTACGAACTTTAGATGATGATACAATTATATTATTAGTATCAGTATATTGCCAATAGAAATCACATTTATAGTATTTTACGTTTGATGTATCATCAAATGCTAAATTAGTTAGTGTTGAGTTTATAATTCTACTAACATCAAACATTCCAACCAAACTGGTATTAGGATACTTTGTTAATGTATAATCTCCTGTGGAACCTGATTGATTTGGTGCACCCTCCCAATAATACAAATCTGCATAATATTGAAATGATGAACTATATACTACCCCTGTATTCTCCGCAACAGTAAAAACCATAGGAGATTGTGCTAAAGAGCAGGTAGCTGGATATTGGGTTATGCTTAATGACATAAGTTTGTTTATTATATAACCACAAAAAGCAATGTTGTATTGGGGTTACTTTAACAACTTTATAAACGATTTATCAATTCTAGCACGTATTTGTGGTAAAACCTCATCATTTATTATACCTTTCATAGCATCGTTAATGGTTTTCTGCATAACTCTATCGTTAGCAGCTTCTTCTGCGAATGGACGTGGTATTGAATTTCTACCCAATCCTGTACCCTCATGAACTATTGCTCCATAACGTGCACCAGGAGGAGCAAATGATAGAGATAGATTAACTGAAGGAATATCTAATTTAAATTTAGTAGTTGATTTGGATGGTCTTATTGTTACCATCTTCTCATAAGTGTTATACAAACCAACCCTATCGTATAAGTTTCCTGTTTTATAAGCAGGAACACTTCTATTAACAATATATAATTGAGCTAGTTCTGCATATACCTGTGCTACTTGTCTGAACTCTTTCATTGTTAAGATAATAAATTATATAAGCATCTAGGTCTATCGTTATGAGTTGTTAAATCAAATGTAGCTACCCATCCACCTAAACCATTTTCAAACTTATCTTTAAATGCTTCACAATTTATATCAGCATTTATTTCAAAATTATCCACTGCGTATTGAGTGTAAGATGTTAAATCATTTATTATACTTAATGTATTTGCATGAATGTCAACGGTATCATCCGTACCAAAGTAAGGAATAGTTTCTTTATTATGAACACCAACTGATTCATTATTCTTTAATTTAATTTTATCAGCAATTGTAAGCTGGCATCTATAAACTGTCTTTGAATCACTAAATGTTGAGTTAGTTATTAATATATTACCTAATGGATATGCTGGAAATTCATTATCATCTATCTCATAGATATCACCCTGACTAACTGATTGAATCGCTGGGTGATTTGTCATTATTGTTTTAAAATAATTTAAAACATTATAGTACAATGAATAGTTTGTACCTACTTTATTTACTACATTTAATCCCATAATATTATAATTGGATACCTCCGAAATATTGGTTAGTAAAATCAGGATAAACCTGAGTTAGGTTACCAACACTCTCAAGGTATTGTGGTA